TTTGCCGGTATGTCGGGTAAATCATACATTTACCAGTTGCCAACCGCTCAACCTTATGCGGTATTAAATTCAATAGAAGCAGCAGGATTTTCTGGTGGCATTTCTAATCTTGTAGAAGATACGACACCACAATTGGGTGGCAACTTAGATTTAAATAGTAAAACTATTAATGGTTCTGGTAATATAAGCTACACAGGTAACTTTTTAAATAGTGGTTTTCATCAAACCAACTTATTGTCAGGTAATTCTTTTACAATATTAGGTTCTACTGATAACAATACTTTAAGTATAGGGCATTCTGGAAACATTTCATTAAACCAAAGTGGTAGCGGGTCTATCACATTCTTTAATGCTTATAGCTTTCCTACCTCTGACGGAACTGAAGGTACAGTTTTAACCACAAATGGCTCTGGTACATTATCTTGGTCTACACCATCTAGTGGTGGCATTTCTAATGTTGTAGAAGATACTACTCCGCAACTTGGTGGCAACTTAGATGCTAATGAATTTAACATTATTGGTGGCACATCACAATATGATTCTCTTAGCCTCTGGGGGGCTGAAAATGCTAGTGATGGCGCAATTTGGATGGCAGGTTCAAGGTATGCCAACAATGGTACTGTGAATATTGCTGGGTCAAACAGCGGCAGTGGCGGTACGGTAAACATCAACTATTCTGGCAACAATGGATCAGCTTATGGCACTACATACATTGGCGGTCTTGCTACAGTTTCTGGTTTTGATAACGAGGTGCATATTGTTGACAGCAAATGGCCACAAGCAAGAGGGTCAAACGGTCAAGTTCTAACTACTGATGGTGCGGGTACATTATCTTGGGCTGATGCTTCTGGCGGGTCTTCATTTACCGCACCGTTGTTCCATACCTTAGATAATCCTAACCCTTATGGTACAAGTGCTGATGATAATTTTGGTTGGTCAGTTGCAGTATCAGGCAACTATGCGATTGTTGGTGCTTATAATGAAGATGATGCTGGTAGTTTATTAAATTCTGGTAAAGCATATATCTTCAATGTATCAACTGGTGCTTTAGTAGCAACACTCGACAATCCTAACGCTTATGGTACAAGTTCTACTGATAATTTTGGTTATTCAGTAGCTATATCTGGTAACTATGCTATCGTTGGTGCGTACAAAGAAGATGATGCCGGTGGTAATGACTCAGGTAAAGCGTATATATTTAATGTAACAACTGGTGCTTTGGTTTATACACTCGACAATCCTAACGCTTATTCGACAAGTAGTAATGACCGTTTTGGTAATTCAGTAGCCATATCTGGTAATTATGCTATCGTAGGTGTTTCTTATGAAGATGATGCTGGTGGTTTAAATTCCGGTAAAGCATATATCTTTAACGTAACCACCGGTGCATTAGTTCATACACTAGATAATCCTAGCGCTTATTCAACAAGTGATATTGATAACTTTGGTAATTCAGTAGCAATATCTGGTAACTATGCGATTGTTGGTGCTTGGTTTGAAGATGATGCCGGTGGTAGTGACTCAGGTAAAGCATACATATACAACGTATCAACAGGTGCTTTGGTTCATACACTCGACAATCCTAACGCTTATGATACAAGTGCTTCTGATAATTTTGGTAATTCAGTAGCTATATCAGGCAACTATGCGATTGTTGGTGCTACTTGGGAAGATGATGGTGGTTTAAATTCTGGTAAAGCATATATCTTCAACGTATCAACAGGTGCTTTACTTCACACCTTGGATAATCCAAATGCTTATTCAACAAGTACTACTGATAATTTTGGTAATTCAGTAGCTATATCAGGCAACTATGCGATTATTGGTGCTCGTTTAGAAGATGATGCTAGTGGTGGAAATTCTGGTAAGGCATATATATTTGACGTAACAACAGGTACTTTAGTTGCTACACTCGACAATTCTAACGCTTATTCAACAAGCCTCGATGACCGGTTTGGTAAAGCGGTAACAATATCGGGTAACTATGCAGTTGTTGGTGCTTGGCAAGAAGATGATGCTAGTGGTACTTCTAGTGGTAAAGCATACATCTACCAGTTGCCAAACGCTCAACCTTATGTATTAGATGCGGCAGAAGCAGCAGGATTTTCTAGTGGTGGCGGCAGTTTTGCAGATCGTTATGTGGCTGCTATATTGTTCTAATAAATAGTGTAAACAAACAATAGGAATTTAAAAATGTCAAGAGATTTAGCAACAGTCTCAAGTATTCACCCATATACTGATGTGGCTTCACTTGGAACTTCACTAGCTACAGTAGTATCAGTACCAGCGGCTGGAAAAGTACGTAAGATTGAAAGTATTATTGTATCGAATATTGATGGTACAAATGATGCGGATGTAAATGTAACATTAAACTGGGACGGTGGGGATTATTATATCGCTAAAACCGTTACTGTTCCAGCAGATTCAACACTTATTGTTCTCACATCCGACAACCCTCTTTATTTAAGGGCGTCTTTTGACACTATCAAGGCATCTGCCTCAGCTACGGGCGATTTACAGATTTTAGTTTCTTATCAGGAAATCACAACATCTGCATAAGGAATTTTTGCAATGGCTAAAATACATGATAATGGTGGTATGATTGGTAAAACTCTAGACTTTAATGCAACCGATAGCTATACAACGGGTTCTTCTAATAAGAAGAACTCTGGTATCTGGAATATTGGTGCGGCTGTAAAATCAGATGTTGTTACTGGTTACTCTGGCTTTACTGGCACGAGCACCATTTCTGAAGGACAGGATTATTCTTTTTCTTATCCAGTTACTGGAGTCGCAGACGGAACAACGGTTGATATAACAGCATCTGGTACTAATATAACAACATCTGATTTTACTTCTCTAGGCGGATGGGACAGTAGTCTAACTCAAACAGTCACAATATCCGGTGGTAATGTTGCTTTTTCTTTTAATGCAAGTGCAGATGCGTTTACTGAAGGCGATGAAACTCTTACCTTTACCTTAGCTGCTACAGATAGTGCCGGAAACGCAACAGAGTCTCGTTCAATTACATTGACTGTAGAAGACACGTCTAAAACTGTATCATATGGTCTAAGTAGCGCACCTGGATACACAAATCCCAGTCAGATGAGGATGGATGAAGGTACATATGCATATTTTTACTTTTATACTGCAAATAGGACTGAAGTCAATCCTGTTACAATGTACTGGTCTTTGAACAACGCTGCCAATGATTTTCCGGCAACATCTGGAACTTGTGAGTTTGTAACTCAATTAAATGATTATCCTAACACTGGTGATACCGCTAACATTTATAGATTGCAATTAGGAGCTTACCCCGATAGCACCACAGAAGGTACAGAATACTTTACTCTATCATTTAGAGAATTCCCGGACTCCACTCCAGGTGCGATTGTCGCGGCTACGGTTATAGTAAATGATACATCTACATCTGTAACATATGGGTTGAGCAGTATTTCAGATTCAACACCTGATGAAGGAACAACTCCCCGTGTTACATTTTACGCCACAAGTTATGGCGGCGCAATGTACTGGTCAATTGACTCTGGAACGTCTGATTTTAATTTAGGCTCAGGTTCTTTTAGTCCTTCCTCTACTTTTTATGACGGCAGTACCGGTATCACAACCTATTACTATGCAGTTGATCTTTCTGTAACTGCTGATCAAACAACTGAAGGTAATGAAACCCATCTTGTCCGATTTAGAACTGGTTCAACTTCTGGAACTATAGTAGCAACAGCGGTACTGAATGTTCAAGATACGAGTACAACTCCCCCTCCTGTATCAGGACCCGACTTTATTACCGCTAGTAATGCTGCACCAATTTTAGGAAGCGGTGGTGCTTCTCCTTGGCCACCGGTGGGATATACATCAATTGTCAATAGTTCCACCGATGACGGCAACTCAAATATTCAAATCACAGGTCTATTTACTGATGCATTCTATTTTAATGGGAGTACGTATCCTACTAGTATGTATATAGGTTCAAATGGCTATTTAACATTCGGAAGCGGATATAATACATATTCTGGTATATCTGCGTCTACACCTCCTGCTCCAAAAATTCATTTTGGAGCAGCAGATAATAGCTACCAACGAGTTGCATATTACCGGAATTCTACTGTTGGTACCGTTAGATATGAAGGTAATGGATCTACTAGTGGAACGGTAGGTAATCCAGGCATAGCTGTTGAAATTACATTCTATGCCCCTAATTCACTAGGTGGCACCCATAATCAAGTAATTGAAATTCGTACAGGACTTCATAATAGAGTTACCGGGCAATGGGGACTTTTTAGCGCAACATCATCAATATCCAGCAATAATGGAACATTATCAGCTAATTCTTCCTATGTATGGATCTCTGATGATTCAACAGGAACGTCCTGGACTGGATATCCTAATCATCATGTTAATGTAGAATTTACAATTGAACCTGAAGAACCACCCGCAAATGACTCATCTAGTTTTACACAAATAGCTAGCAGGCAGATCGACTCTGATTTATTCATGGGTTCAACTGCAGACTATAGTGGACCATACGATGTACACGTAACAGATCCAGTCACTTGGACGGGTACCACCGGCCGAGTATATCTTGCGGCTAAGGTAACATCGACGACTACCTATTACAGTGACATCCCTATTGCGTGTGTACAACATTTTAACTCAGCAGGTACTTTACAAAATTCATGGAACTTTAGTTCTTCAACTGGCGGAACCGGATCCGGATGGACAACAACAACAGCAGGTGTTACACAACCAGATCCTGGGATGACTACAACGCCGGCTGTTGCATCAACTTACCCATATGTTTCAATTGCAGCAGGCGCAACTTCTAATAAGTTTAACTGGGCTACCAGCACAGGCTCTTCTTATACAGGTGCTGCTGGGGGTATTGGGACTACCTATGACAATAACCCCATAACCACTAGCGTAAGTACTAATGGAGCCATCAGTCAAGTGGACACCTCCTACTTTATGTACTTAGAAACAAGTGGCTCAACTCACAACCAGGCACACTTTGCCCGCAGTCCTCTCGTGACTATAAATGATGGTGACTACTTTAAAATCGCTTATGCTGTTACTGGTTATTCCACCAACCCACAAAATCCTAATGACTGTCTATGGTTTGGAGTTTACTAAGGAGCAATTATGTTATACTCATATAAAGGCAATTACCCTCAAGAACTGCCAGAGACTATTGTTGTGTTTGAAACAGTTTTTGACGAAGTAACTCATGATGTAGTTACTGATGAAAACGGCTTTGAAGAAATTATTACCAAAACCGAGATTGTTGGTAACAACGTAAATGTCGAATACACGGCTCCCTTTAGTGAAGAATTGTTAGCTAGGGCGGGTTACGTTCTCGTTTCTGATAAACCTGAAGATACAGATTTTATTGTATATACTTGGGGGCGCTCAGGGTGGGTTGCTGAAGATTCAGAAGCCGCAAAACTAAGAGCTGAAATGTGGGCGCAAATTAGACACATTCGTGACTTGCGTCTTAATAGTTTTGATGGATACGTACAAAAGTATATTGATAGCAATGATGACATTCCTCAAGATTTGATAGATTGCAGAACTCAATTGAGAAATATACCGCAAACATATATCACAGGCGAAATTAATGATTGGGAAAATGTCATATGGCCAGATTATGCTGAGGAAGAAAACTGATGTATCTAGTTTATACAGATGGCAAAAAGCCAGCAAAACCGCCATTCAGAATCACTTTGTCTGATGGTACAAGTAGAACAGATCCTAGTTCTTTTACAAAAGAAGAATTGATTGATGCTGGCTATAAAATTGCACCGCCTAAGCCTAGTATTGTGCCATTGGGTACGACGATAGATTGGGATGTTAAAAACGAAAGATGGATTTCTGTTGGTACATATCAAAAGCCAATTGATATGACTGATTGGTACTTTGTTAATAAAGAAACATTGGATATCTTATTAGAAAAATCGAAATTTCATAAAATGAGATTGATTGAAAGTGATGCCGCAATAACAGAAATTGATGCATACATTGATGCATTGAACAGTGTTGACTTATTTCAAAATCCAACCGATATAGCCTGGCCTGAGTACAATCCGTCTGTATAAACAGCAAGTGTGTTAAAAGATCTAAAGATTTTTCTATCTGGCTAATTGCGCTCTAGAAGGAGTGTTAACATTATAAAACATATAAATAGTCCTATAGAAACCAAACATCTGTAGGACTATTTTTTATGGCAAATCCAAATTCTAGACAGGAGCTGATTGACTACGCTCTTCGTAAGCTTGGCGCTCCGGTTATTGAAGTTAACTTGGATGAAGACCAGATGGAAGATCGTGTTGATGAGGCTTTACAGTTTTATCAGACCTATCATAGTGATGCTATCATCCGTACGTATCTCAAGCATGAAATTACCGCAGATGATATCACTAACCGGTACATTCCAGTTGCTAATCAATACACATATGTGCGAACTGTGTTTCCAATCGGAGATGAGAACTCTTCGGTAAACATGTTTGATGCACGTTACCAAATTCACTTGAATGACTTGTATGACATGCGTAATGGTGGTAGTCTTTCTTTCTACTACCAAACACAGCAGTATCTGTCAACTATTCAAACTATTCTAAATGGTAATGTAACGCCTACCCGATTCTCACGTCACCAAGATAGATTACATCTTGATATCGATTGGGACGAGATGAATGCTGGTGAATACGTTATTGTTGATTGTGATGCAATTATTGATCCTGGTACATTTACTCAGGTATATAATGATATGTGGTTAAAGCGCTATGTAACTGCACTACTCAAGCAGCAGTGGGGTGTCAACCTATCTAAGTTCGAAGGTATGCAACTTCCAGGTGGCGTGATCCTAAATGGTCGTGCAATCCTCGAAGATGCAAATGCCGATATTGAAAAACTGGAAGAAGAGATTCGTATGAACTTCGAAATGCCAGTTGACTTTTTCACAGGATAATATAAATGCCTCGTAACGTATATTTTAGTCAAGGAAGTAATGCTGAGCAGCATCTGTTTGAAGATATTCAAATCGAAGCTTTAAAGATCTATGGTCAAGAAACGTATTACCTCCCACGTAAGATCGTAACCCGTGATATGATTCTCAATGAGGATCGTGAATCGCAGTTCGATGATGCTTACATGATTGAGATGTATATCGAGGATCTCGAAGGATTTGGCGGTGAGGGTAACCTTATGTCAAAGTTTGGTATTGAGATCCGTGACGAAGTTACTTTTGTTGTTGCTCGCCGAACATGGAATAAACTTGTTGGCATATGGAACAACACTATTGATAACTTTAGGCCAAATGAAGGTGATTTAATTTACCTTCCATTAAGTAATTCACTTTTTGAAATTAGTTTTGTTGAGCATGAACAACCGTTCTATCAACTAAAGAACCTGGCAACATATAAGTTGCAGTGCCGTTTGTTTGAATACAATGACGAAGACTTTAGAACTGGTATTGATGAGATTAACGAAGTCGAAAAAGTACACGCCGATATTCTTTCCATGCTAGTACGTAACATTACTGGTGAGTTCGAACTTGGTAAACGTTATTACCAGTGTTTCCCGACCTTAGAATATCGTACAGCACTTCAGCGTAAGGTTGATTTGCCTGGATTGATTGCCGACGAAACCGTCCAGTCAGAAATAGATATTCTACAGGCCGAACTAGATGGCATTGATGACGTTATTGCTGATTTAAGAGATGCCCTGCCATTTGTATCTGGTATTCTTACAGAGCAAGATGCGGTTGGTGGTACTATCACAAATCGAACGCTATTCTTTACAGACCTTGAGACTAATTCAACAGATGTAAAAGATTTCTATCTATCAACAGTTGGCGATACTCATACATATATTATAGACGATGTAGAAGGCAATGCCACTATGAGTGCCGAAGTTTATGAAATCTATGACCTCAACGATGCCACAAATAGAACGTTCGAAAATGATAAAGGCGCCCAAAACTGGGACTTTGAAAATACTGCTGATGACATTATCGACTTCTCAGAACAAAATCCATTTGGAGAACCTAGCTAATGTTTGGTGATCATTTTTATCACGCGATTCTAAGAAAATCAGTAGCAGTCTTTGGAACTCTTTTCAACGACATTCGAGTAGTACGCAAAGATAATGCTGGTATTGTCAAAGACCAGCAACGGGTACCTTTATCATATGGACCTAAGCAAAAGTTTCTATCTCGTCTAGATCAGCAAGCCGATTTGAGTGATCCAAAGATTGCGATTAAGCTTCCTCGCATGTCTTTTGAAATCACTAATATGTCATATGACACTACAACAAAGACAAGCTCTCTTAATACAATTACAGCTGCGTCATCAGCAACTACTCGTTCTACTGTTGGCCAGATGACTCCATATATGGTTGACATGCAATTAAATATTATTGCAAAGAACCAGGATGATGCGCTGCAAATATTTGAGCAGATTGTACCTTATTTCCAGCCAACATATACACTATCAGTCAAGTTTATTGACGAGCTTGAAAAGTCATTTGACGTTCCTATTACTCTGAACAGTATTAGCATACAAGATGACTACGAAGGTGAATTTACATCACGCCGCTCGCTGATTTATACATTAGATTTTTCAATGAAGGTTAAGTTCTTTGGGCCGTCTGCCGAACAAGGTGTGATTACCACAGTTTCTGTAGATGTAAATAACATTGATACATTCGGATTTATTGAAGAGATTACGACTGAATCTACGCTTAACATTATACCTGCAACTGCTAATGCTGTTCTTGTTGGGGATTCTATTACCAGTTATGAATTTACAAACCGTGGTCGTGGTTACTCTACACCACCATCAGTAACAATTGATCCACCACAAACACCGAGTGGTGTTCAGGCAGCATTTACACCTACCCTAGTTGATGGTACCGTAACAGCAAATGTTATTACTAATTCTGGTTTGTACTATAGAGACACAGATACCGTAGCAGCATCAATTAGTGGACTATATGATAATAATGGTGTGATTGAGGAGTTTACCGAAATCCTTCAAGTAAACACTCTATCCGGTAGAGTTTCTCTTGTATACTTACCAAATACACAAAACATTGTTACAATTACCGAAGCAATAGTTGATGTACCACTTGGAACACCAGCTGATTTTACTGCTCAGGCTGAAGCTACCGTAGTTGACGGCCGTATTGGTGAATTGATCCCAACATCCTTTGGCATTGGCTATACTTCTGTTCCTAAAGTTTCAATTGGTCAACCAGATACTACAGATGCCACATATGCTGTATTCCAAGGTGTAGATAACACCGACGATAATCAAATTACATAATGGTGAATACCCATGGTTGATAAAAATAAATTAATGAATTCGTTATCCAAGAACTTACCGACTGAAAAGACAGAAACTCCAGTTGTGGTTCCTGAGCAAAATAAAGATATCATTGATGACTATGACTATTCCCGAGGAAAATATAAGGGGATTCTAGACAAAGGTGAAGAAGCTCTTGAGGGAATGATGCAACTTGCTGCCGAATCAGAGCATCCACGTGCTTACGAAGTTTTATCAGGTATGCTTAAAAACATGGCTGATGTAACTGACAAGCTGATGGATCTACAAAAGAAAAAGAAAGACCTAAGTGGAGAATCTAAGAAAGAACAACCACAAGGTCTTACTCAGAATAATGTATTTGTAGGCTCAACAACTGATTTGCAGAGAATGTTAATTGATAAGAAGTCGGAAATAATTGATGTCGACTCAGAGTCTTAGGAAACCCAGATGTATAAATAATCTAAATAGGAGATTGTTTATGCAACCATATACGTATTTAATTGAATTTATTCCAACTGGCAATAAGTACTATGGAGTAAAATTTTCAAAGGATTCTGATCCAAATTTGTTTTGGAAAAATTATTTCACTTCTTCAAAAGTTATTAAAGACTTAATAGAAAAACATGGCGTAGAAGCGTTTAGTACCAAAGTTGATAAAGTATTTGATACTCCAGAAGAAGCAATTAAATATGAACTTCAGTATCTGCAGTCAATTGAAGATAAATCTCTTTGGTTAAATCAAAATTTTGGGTCTGGATATGATATAAACCGCGCTTTATATAAAACAGAAGAGCACAGAAGAAAAATCTCTATAGGCAATAAAAAGCCAAAAACTGGGAAAGCGTTAAAAGCATGTTTAGAAAATGGTAAGCTTGGCGCTGAAGCTAGAAGAGGTCAAAGAGATTCTTACGAAGTTAGAAAGAAAAGATCTGAGTCATTAAGTAAATCATTAACTGGTGTAGAAAGACCAAATAGAAGAAAATCAATTATCATTGGTGGTATAGAATATATTGGTGTAAAAGCAGTTACTGAAAAATATAATGTCACTAGACAGACAGTATATAATAGAATAAAAAGTGAAGACTGGAATTGGCATTATGCAACAGCTGACTGATTCATATAACGGAAATAACAACGTAAAACGAGACGGGGTCGAACACAACTTTACTCAGCACGAACTGCAAGAGTATATAAAGTGCATGAACGATCCGGCTTACTTTGCCAGGAATTATCTTAAAGTTGTACACCTTGATAAAGGGTTGGTCAATTTTGACCTGTATCCTTATCAGGAAAAGATGTTCAACCATTTTAGAGAGAACCGATTCTCGATTGTATTGGCGTGTCGTCAGTCCGGTAAATCTATTTCATCGGTTGGTTACTTACTATGGTATGCGATATTTAAACCAGAACAAACGATCGCAGTCTTGGCTAACAAGGGTGCCACAGCAAGGGAGATGTTGAGTAGAGTAACGCTTATGCTTGAGAACTTACCGTTCTTCTTGCAGCCAGGGTGTAAAGCACTTAACAAAGGATCAATTGAATTTTCTAATAACAGTCGTATTGTCGCTGCCGCTACTTCAGGATCCTCAATTCGAGGTATGTCTGTCAACCTCCTCTTCCTTGACGAATTCGCATTTGTTGAGAATGCAGCTGAATTCTATACCTCTACATACCCAGTTGTGTCGTCGGGGACTACATCAAGAGTTATTATCACCTCAACAGCTAACGGACTTGGAAACATATACCATAAGCTTTGGGAAGGAGCTGTACAAGGAACCAATGAATATAAGCCATTCAGGGTCGATTGGTGGGACGTTCCAGGAAGAGATGAAGAATGGAAAAGACAAACAGTTTCCAACACTTCAGAACTACAGTTTGACCAAGAATTCGGAAATAACTTCTTGGGAACCGGAAATACCCTTATTTCCGGAGAAGTACTACTTGGGCTTAAAGCAACAGAGCCTCTCGTTAGACAAGAATCAATAAGAACATATGAACGTCCTCAAGAGGGACATGACTATATTATGACGGTTGACGTAGCAAAAGGGCGTGGTCAAGACTACTCGACTTTTAATGTTATAGATATTACACAACGGCCATTTAAACAGGTCTGCGTATATCAAGATAATATGATATCCCCGCTACTCTTTCCAGACATTATTCACAAATACGCCAAAACGTATAACGAGGCTTATGTCATTATTGAATCTAATGACCAAGGTGCAGTCGTTTGTAACGGTCTATATTACGACTGGGAATATGAAAACATGTTCGTGGAATCATCACTTAAAGCTAATGCGCTCGGTGCGACCATGACTAAAAAGGTGAAAAGAATCGGATGCTCAAATATTAAAGATTTGGTTGAGCAGAATAAATTAGATATCGTAGATGGTGAGACAATTATTGAGATGTCTACCTTTGTTGCAAAGGGAACTTCTTACGAGGCGTCTGATAACAACCACGACGACTTGATGATGAACTTAGTAATGTTTGGTTGGTTTGCAGCGACCGACATGTTTATGAATTTGACAGATATTAACTTTAAACAAATGCTGTACGCAGACAGGATGCAAGCCATCGAAGATGATATGGTACCGTTTGGTATTATCGATGATGGGTACGAATCACAAACAGAAGTCGACTCTACCGGACAGGTATGGGAAGAGTACGATACTGGCATGTTCTGATAGAATACCGTTATTTATAAATAATAGTATTGAAGAACCACCATATTATGCATTCTTATCAAATTTAACTGAAGAGGAAAACCTATGGCATTTCAAGTCTCTCCTGGCGTACAGGTAAAAGAAGTCGACTTGACGAATGTTGTTCCTACTGTTTCTACATCT